AGCCCACCAGACGGCGGACTCAAACGCTTGCTTGTCCACCCAAGACTCTTTCCAGCCCTGCTCGATGTCCTCGTCCGTCAGCCCAACCCACTGGCGCTGGTGTGCGTACTCTTGAGTGTCGTCATCATCATTTTGGCGGCGCTTGATCTCTGCCTCAATACGGGCAAACTCTTCGTCTTCCGGTGTCATTTGGTTTCTCCTCTTGCTCGAATGTCGGCTCCATACCCACTTCCATATTCACTGCACTCTGCCCACTTTTTGGCGTCTAGTTCGTCACACAACTTTGCACACGCCTCGCGCTCGTCAGCACGGGCAAGGGCTTCAAAGCGTTTGAGTTGTTCAAGATGTGCAATCTCACCTGATTGCCAGAAATACGGCATCTGAGCCTCACGGGCCAGCTCAATCGTGTCTCTCATTTGGTTTCTCCTTAAATTCATAATCTTTAAACACTGCGCCTTTGCTGGCATCGCCGCGCCAACACTCTTTGACCCAGCCGCGCTTGCCGGACTTATAAGTGCGCCAATGACCTCTTGCTTGATGCCTGCGTGGGCTTGCGTGTGTACCGCCGCGAGATTCTGACTGATGCTTGGGCGGCTCAATCGTCACTGTGTGCCAGTCGTACGTGGGCAACTTGCCTTCTTTTATTTTGCGGCGATTTGTGAATGTGTCTTTGGCTGTTGGCACATATGCTTCAATCTTCATGTCAAGCGACGCATAAAACATAGCCAAAATCCCGCACATCATTGACTGGTCTTTTGGGTCAATAGGCTTGTCTACGGCTCCCGTCTTTGGCTCACCATTGTGCTCGGCAACAAGGAACGACCCAAGGGATTTGTATCCCGTCGGCTTCATAATCCAACCAGTCACAATGGTTGCTGTTGGCTCTGCCAGCACTGACAACATGAAGTCACCCTGCGCTGTCTTTCCACACAACATCATGTTTTTGTACGGTGCTGGATGTAACAAGTATTGTTTTGGGTCTGCTCCAATGTATTTTTTGATTGCTCCAGTCACATCAAACCACTGCATCTGAGTTGGGTCAAGATTAGCAACCGATACCATCTTGACCATTTCCCGCACCAACGGCGTCATTGCGGCTTCTCCTCTTCTGCAAAATCCATCTCTGGCGGGTGTGGGATGTCGTCATGCACGATGACGCCGTATTCATCTGCTGGCAGAAACCTGCCGCACACTACGCAGTGGTAGCCTTCTGTTTTTTCGTTCATCTCACCACCCCCACAAACACAGCCAGCACACCAGCACCGATGGCACCGAGCACGATGCCCAGCCACAGTGCCGCCCAGTACTTCATAGACTTGCGCCATGCGCTGGGGGCTTGGTGAATCCAAAACGCAGGGTTACGTCTGCCCACCTTGCCGGGGCTGATGCCGAAGTGTTCGAGTTCAAATTGTTGTCTTGATGTCATTTGCTCCTCCGATCACAGTACTTGTTGATCTCTTTGATGGCCTTCGGCTCGTCGCCATCGAACCACCATGCGGTGCAGTGCTTGTAGAGCGTCTGATCGTCCATCAGGGCGCGTTCACGCCCCTCAACGTAGCCCTGCTCAAAGCCTTTCTGAAAGGCCGACCCCGTCATCTGGTAGCCAATCACGATAGTGAACACCAACCATATTGCGGCGGTGTATTTCAGGGCGGTGTTCATGCGATTGCCGTCACAACAAGCACACAAAACATCACAACAGCACAGGCGGCGAGTAATTCGCCCCACCAGCGAAACAGCGATGGCTCGTGTGGATACTCAATCGGGTCTGGGTGTTCGTCAAACGCCTCCTCAACGGTTCGTGCGTATTTGTGAGTAATTGGGTCGTGGCGTTTCATTCGTTGTCCTCCGGTTCGGGGTCACCATCAAGGCCAGATGCGTGTTCATCCCAAATCTTGTCTCTGATTGCGTCTTGTTCGGTCATAGCACCACCTCCCCTGCAAAAAGTGCCTTGCGCTCACGGGCCACTCGCAACGTGTTGTAACGCTGATGAAGGCGTTCCAGCATCTTGATGCGGCGCGCTCCCTTGAGTTCTTGGTCCAACAATTCTTTAACTTGCGGCTCGGACATCCTGGCCAAGGCGCTGTTAAGACTTCGCCATGTGTAGTTCAATTTATATCTCCAATGCTTTTAATACACGCTGACCTCGACCAGACTGGCCTTTCCTGCGCTCACCCGTGTCAACAATGAATCCCTTGTCCAGAAGCGCCCGATACCTGGCGGTGATGGATGAGTAAGGGTAGGCAGGATACATAGCAAGAATCTGATCGCTGATGCACCCTTGGTCGCCAAACTTCTTGATGGCCTCGTAGACCATGCCCTCCAGCTTGGTGCTATCAACTGCGTTTGCTGACGCACGACTTGTGTCGGGATCGTCAGTTCGCACCAGTTTCTTTGGTTCAGTTCCGAAAATTCGATTAAACAAGTCGTGCATGGTCATTCCTCAGAAAGGGACATCCGATTCCATATCGTCAAAACCAGAGGCTTGACGGCGTGGCTGCTCTTTGCCCTCTTGTGGGCGCGGGTCGTTCATGTATGCCCAACCATCCCAACCACCTTCACGAAGGGGAATGCTGTCCATCTTGATCATTGGGCCAATCTTTGTCTCAATGATTGATCCGATGCGCTGGTAGCGTTTCTTCGTTTGACCGTCCTTGTTGGTGTATTCGCCAACAACGCAACTGATCTCTTTGATTACTTTCGACATTTCATTCTCCAATGATGGTTTTCAGGGTTTCAACTTTGGCTTGCATCTCAACGAGGAATTTTGTGACTTCCTCTTCTGCGTTCTTTAGCCACTCTTCATCTCGCTCGACACGGGTAACAAACAACTGTGCTTTAGCTGGCATGCGAGGATCGAATACAACGTAATCGCACCATGACCGATCAGCACAGCGCATCTGCCACTGCATTTGGGCAAAATACTTGCCGTCCACAGGGTTGCCACCTTGGGATTGGGTTAACCAGCACTCCAAAGCCGTGGAGGTTGATGGGCACTTGATCTCCACCATTCCATCATCCCCAACAAGGCCATCAGGAGAGGCTCCAGCAAGGCTAATCGTGGGGTGAGGTAGAAACCCCACTTCCTCGACCATTTGGCCTGTCTTGGCCTCATACGCGGCTCGGGCAAACGGCTCTTGTTCTGTGCCCCAAGCCATTGCAAGATTGGTGTAAGACTCGGCTCGGGACTGGGTGATTGTCTCCAGCACAAGCTGCGTCATGTAGTTGTTACGGCTGGCGCTATAACCCGTTTTGGTCTTTGCCAACACATCCGCGAGGCGGCTGGCGGTCACTTTGCCCAGACGATCCGCAAACCATGCTTCGGTTCCTTGTTCTTCGCTCATGCTTTCTCCTGTTTGGCGCGTTCAACACGTGCCTTCTTCGCTGCAATAACCTTGGCCTGTAAAGCCTGGTTGCCTTGGCAAGCCTCAAGTGCTGCCTTGTAAAGTGTCGCCAACTCATCGCTGGTGGCACTTGCCTCAATCGCTGACAAATGGTCAGTGATGTCGGGTGCTGGTGCGGATGGCTTGCGGCTGGCTGCATTGCCATCATCGTCTTCTGGGGCGATACCGCAAGCTGCCATCAGGGAGTAGCGGCGAGCGTATGTCAGTGCGCTGCCGTAGCCCTGGGGGTCTTGTTTGCTGGCTGGAACGTGCAGCTTGCCGCACTCCAACATCTCGCCTGACTCATGGACAAAGACTGTTTCCACAGTCACGCCAACGTGGTCTTCGCTGGTGCGCTGGATCAGGGCAATACCAGCCCCGTTCAGCCCTTCAATGACTGCCTCGACACAGGCTGAGAGGTCTGCGTATCGGCTGCGGAAATGTGGGTTGGTGCTGCTTTTCAGGGCAGGGCCAAAGGCTTGCTGTGCCTTGACCAAGGCGGTGGCAATGTTTTTCATGCTTGTTCCTGGTTGATTTCGAGGGTGAGTTGGCGGATCTCTTGTTCAAGGATCGCGATCAGGTGGTCTTGCTTGCGGATGTGGCCCTGAAGCAATCCAACGTGGAAGGCCAGTCGGGTGCGTGGGTCATCGCTGTATGCTGCGGCGAGTGCTTCAAATTCTTGAAGTTTGTTCATGGTGGCTCCTAAAAAGACCCCTTGCGGAATTGCTGGGGCATGACGCTATTGTATAGCCCTCTGCACAGTCGTCAAGAGTTTTTGCACAAAAAATCTAGGTAGATTCCCTAATATGCAACACTGTTGGTTTGTGTAGTAGAATGGACGGATGACCAAAGAAGAAGCAATCAAACGGGCTGGCTCACAGGCTGCACTGGCAAGACTGCTGGGTGTGAGTCGGGGAGCGGTTTGGCAATGGAAGACGCTTCCACCTGGTCGGCTGTATCAACTCATGGTTGTTAAACCGGAGTGGTTCAGGGTATAATTTTTCTATCCCTTGGCGGGGATCTTTCAGCAAGACTTAGACGGGACACTGCTGGTGCTGACCAGTCCGCCAACATCCTAAAGGGTGAGTGTCTCGCCTAAGTCTTTTTTTTTGGGAAAAAAGATGCACTACTACCGACATCACATAGGTGATTTTTTAAAAGACACAGGTCATTTAAGCAACGAGCAAATGGGCACCTATCTTAGGATGCTCTGGAAATATTATTTGGACGAAAAACCACTGCCAGACGACTGCGACAGCATAGCGTTCGGTATGCGTTCGGATGAAAGAACTGTTCGCTTGATCCTTAAGCACTTCTTTGTTTTCTCAGATGATGGCTGGCGACATAAGCGTTGCGACCAAGAGATTGCGGACTATCACAGCAAGAGTGAAAAAGCCAAAAACAGTGCAACCGCACGATGGAGTAATGCCGGCGCAATGCGAACGCATACCGAGCGCAATGCGGATGTACCTGTTTCTTATGCTAACCAAGAACCAATAACCAATAACCAAAAGAATACCAATATATGTCCGCCTGACGGCGAACCCGAGGTCAAAGATGGTTTGCCAGTTTGTGACCACAAGGCCGTTGTCGAGCGTTATCACCAGCACTTGCCTACCCTGCGGAGGGTGGAAGTCTGGAACGCTGCTAGACAGGGTTATTTGCGCCAGCGTTGGCGAGAGGTGGCTGCTGAACTTGCACAAGAGAAGCAGATTGACACCAAGGACGTTTTGAACTGGTGGTCAGACTTCTTCCAGCACATCGGCAAGTCAAAGTTCCTGACAGGCCGCATCCAGCACAAGGATGGTCGAGCCTTTGCTGCCGACTTAGAGTGGATCATCAAACCAACCAACTTCGCAAAAATCATTGAGGGCAAATATCATGGCGTTTAACAATTGGAAAAAAGAACCTGAACCACAGGACAACACAGACCTTTTGTGCAGCGCAAATGGTTGCCCAATGGAGTGGACGGTTAACTTTGGTTCACGACTCTGCACTTATCACGCAGCTTCAGCCCCGAGGGATTGGCCTAGCGTGACGACTGGCTTGCACAGCAGGGGTTTGGCTGGATCGTTGCCTACCTTTGCCAAGCGCCAGGCTTGGGAGCCGCCGCGCAGCAATAAAACCCTGACCAAAGAGGAAAAGTTGGAAGTCATCAAAGACATGAAGGTTGGCGTCATTGTCGAGCCAAGGGACTGGGCCTATAAGCTGAAGGCCCGAGAGGAAGCTGGCGAAGTCTTGAGCAAAATCCAGCGTGATGCTTGGCGGCAGGTGGTCCGATGAACCGTAAAGAGGCAAACCAACTACTGGACAGGCTAAAAGATGGAGAAACTTATCCCCTTGAGCAAATCAGCGCCGCCCTGTTCGCCACAGGTGACCTTTATGCGGGAATGCGAAGCGCGAGAGTGGATACAACGCTATCGGGACAAAACCAACGAAGTGGGTGCGTCGATGGCGCAACACTGGTGGGAGGTGACCAAAGCCAACATAGCCAGGATTCGCGGCCAGGATGGTCTAAATACCTTGATTGCCGAGATGTACAGGCAGCGAAGTCAATTATCTAAACCCAGATAAAGAAAGATATTTATGACCTTTATTGTGACTTTCAGCGTTGAGGGTGACCCTGTTGGCAAACAAAGGGCAAGACACAGGCGTGTTGGCAACTTTGTCCGCACCTACACCCCTGCCAAGACAGTGGACTACGAAACCAGAATCCGAGAGGCTGGACGACTGGCAATGGGATCACAAGAACCCTTGGAAACCCCAGTGACCATGTTCCTCTACATCCGCACTGGAATCCCCAAGTCGTACTCTAAGAAACGCCGCGAGGCTTGTTTGTCGGGCCAAGAGAAGCCCACCAAAAAGCCTGATTCGTCCAACATCCTGAAGGCAGTAGAAGATGGGTTGAACGGGGTTGTTTATGTGGACGACTGCCAGATTGTCAACCATCACATAACCAAGGTGTACGCCTCAGAATCTGGAGTTGAGGTAATGGTCAAGGAGTGTCTGGAATGAGCGACAAGTTTGAATTGGAGATGGTTGACCGCATACAGGCATGGCGAGACATCCAAGATGGCCTCTACCCCTTCTTAAAAGGCCGATTAAACGGCGAAACGCGGTGGATCCTTACCCTGAGTACCAAAAAGCGAACAAGCCCCCAGAATCGCCGATATTGGGGTCGAGGCGTTTTGTCCCAGATTGCCGAACAAGCCAGGGTATGCGGCCAGCAGTATGAACCCGAGGCATGGCATGAGTTAGCCAAGCGCAAGTTCTTAGGTGTAACTGAGTTACCAGATGGGTCAATCGTGGGGAAAAGTTCGACAAACCTTACAACCATAGAGTTCAGCGAGTTCTGTTCTCAGGTCGAGGCATGGGCAGCGACTGAGCTTGGGGTCACTTTTTATGATTTGCCCAAATGATGTATCCCAAACACAACTATGTCCGCAGCAAGAAATTGCTCAAACTGGTGGCAAGCCTCGACTGTCAACTGTGCGGATCGGGTGTGTGTGTCCAAGCTGCCCACTCAAACTGGGGCGGAGGAAAGGGTCGAGGGATAAAAGCCGACGACAATCTTACCGCAGCACTTTGCATGACCTGCCATTACGACATAGACCAGGGCATCAGGTGGTCAAAGGCCGAACGACAAACGGCTTGGAAGGTGGCCCATTACAAAACTGTGCAAAAGCTAACCGATAGTGGGCAATGGCCTAAAGAGATCCCTGTACCCGTCATAGAATAAGGGCAGCTGTCGTAGTTGCCAGCTTTGACCCATTGGTGAACCCGTGGGTTTTTTTTGGCGTAAAAAAGGGGCCGAAGCCCCTGTTATCGTTTGCCCATCAATATCCGGAAGATGAGGGCCAGGATCGCATAAATCATAAGGCAACCCCAGTTAAGGCATCGGCTTTGCATTGGTCGACAGTGGCAGCGTCAAGACCTTGTGCGATTTGTTCTGCCAGTTCTGACGCTTGCTGTGCTTTTGCATCAGTGGGCGCGCAAAGTGCCAATACCAGGGCGCGCGTGAGTGCTTGTGCTTGTGTCATGCTGTCACCCCTTCCAAGGCAGATTTGCCTTTGTCAGTCGTAAAATACCTAGATCCACCGCGAGGGCCGGACATACGCATTTCAAGCCAACCTATTTTGACAAGGTTTTGGAAAACCGTATTATCGGACCAACCCCCACGTTTACGAACGATTACCGCGCCCGTTGGTTGCAAACCTTGGATTAATACGGAATAGGCAATTGTTTTTTTGCCATTAAAAAGTAAGTTCATTTTTGCCCCTTAAATCTTGAATAGTCTTCTGCACTCTCAAAGGCCCAAAAGCCCCCACAAACCCGACACACAGCGCACGCCCAAGGCGCACGTTTGTATGCTGTTCGGTATGTCTTACAGTGGATAAATTGTTTTTTCATGGTCGATCCCTTATTTGGTCAAAATGTCAAAGTAGGCCAGCGCGCCAACCAGTAGCGCGCACGCTGTTACCAGGGCTGTCAAGATGTCGGATTTCATAGGTAGTCCCTCACAATCAATCGAAAATTGTCTTTTTCCACCTTTTGCAGGTGCAGCATCTTTTTATCGCAGCATTTGGCCCAATACCGCGCGCCCGCACGGGTGAAAAAATGCCGCGTAACGATGCGGCCTAGATTGCCACGGATTGACGCGGTCCAAAAATAGGACCGGGCAAGCCCGCGCTGTAACCGTTTTTCCATTTGGTCCGATGTCATTTTTAGCCCCCGGTATGGATGCGGATAATCTTTGCCATTTTTTGGCCGTGCGCCGGGTATGCGATCAATTCAACCGATTTATCCCAGCATGCGCGGCAACCATTACACCGGCCCCCATGCTCATAAGCGCGGCATAGACTTATGCCCGGTTGATCCTGAAACGTCGTAGCATCGGGACCGATAACGGACCCGTGCAAACCCGGTACATATTCACCCATGACGCTATCCGACGAAAAACGTACCGATACATTGGGCAGCGCTTGCATTTGAGCGAATACATGCGCGAATTTTGGAAACTTATGCATGCGCGTCGGTAGCCAATGATTGACCCACGGCGTCGCTTGCATGACTTGCAAGATCTTTTCGGCCAGCGCGAGTGTATAAACGTCGCCCGAATCGAACCACCTAAAAAAGCGATCATTTTGCAATTCGGCCACCATATCGCCAACCCAGTCCAAACGGACCCAGTCGGTTTTATTGTGCGCGCGCGGTGCTTTTACATTGGGGTATCGATAATTGCCGGTCGTCGCATAGCATCCGGCGCATGCTGGGACCAATTCACCCGGCGCGGCCCACGATCCCGGGCAAGTCTCGAGTGCTTCCAAGGACCACGAACGGATCCCGTCCAATTTTGAAGTTACAGAAATTTTCATAAAATCCCCTAAATAGTCCCCGAAGGGCGTAACTGTGGAAAAGCCCACATACACAGTGTAACAGAATTTTTTGCAGAGCTAGTAGGACAAACCCTAATTTTTAAAGGAATTTTTAAGATGGCAAGACCATGCAGAATCGACACAATCAACTTCGACAGGAAGCTCAAAGACGCTGAGAGGGCAATCCTTCTCACAGCTGGACAAGGTGACCTCACAAGGGGATTCCATACAGTCTTGGACCTTTATAGAGTGCTGCACAGTAAAGGGTATCGGCCCGACATGGACATGGACAGGATTACATTCGCTGTAAATGGTTATGCAGAAAACGCATAAGGCCAGCGCGACAGGAAAAAGACAGGGAAATGAATAGGTCCCACGAAGAGGGTCCACCCCCTTCTCTCATCCATGCAAAAAATGCATAACCCTTAGATGCCCCGACAATCCCCATGATTGGCGCGACAGGGTAAGACCCGACAGTGTGAGCTTGGTCCTTGGTGGTGGCCTTGGTGGCCTACCAGGGTGCGCGTGGTGGCGTGGTGGTGGTGTGGTGGTTGATAGGGGGGGGAGGGTGCGGCGCAAAGTATAAAAGTTGCAGTAGCCTCCTCCCCTCTGAAAAAGCGAAATGAGCAAATTGCCTTCGTCCCTCTGAAGAAGGTAAACTAGGAAAACTTCCCGAAAGGACAAAGGTGACTGAGAAAAGAGGGCGTGGTCGTCCGCCAAAGATGACGATACAGAGGTATGCGGAGAATCCTCCACTTGAGTTGCCTAAGACTGACAATCATCGGATGCGTGAACTCAAGGAGTTGATGATTCGGTCTGGGGGCAAGGATGTGGCTGAGAAGGTCATACAGATTGCGCTCAATGATGACCACCCTGGTCAGATGGCTGCGTTGAAGATGTGTTTGGACCGGACTCTTCCTGTGAGCATGTTTGAGAAGGACAAGCAGCAGCGCAATGCCATTACGATCAACATCACTGGTTTGGGTGTTGAGCCGACCATAATCGAGGATATAACTGATGTCTGATTTGAACTTCTCCCTCTTACCTTGGCAGCAGAGTGTCTATACGGACAAGACTCGGTTTAAGGTGATTGCTGCTGGTCGGCGGTGTGGGAAGTCCAGACTGGCGGC